CGAATAACTAATTCAATAATTCCATATGAATCTGAGCATGTCCAACATTTGAAACGGTGAGAATCATGATAATACGTTAATTTATAAGGACTATCCCCGCCGTGACAAATAGAGGTCGAGAACAAAAGATTCCCCTGACTATCTCGCTTATATTCTGGTGAGCCAAGTTCTGCACAAATTTTAATGATATCTTCGTCAGTTAATGAATCTAATATTTTTTTCTGATCTAAATACATATCTTCTCTCACCAATCAAAACTTCTATGTGTAGGCTGTTGTTCTTCTTCAATTATTTCTGGTACAGATTCTTCAACTATCTCAGGCTCTTCATCGTGTACATGAGATTCCAGAACAGAATGCTCTTGAATCTTAGCCTCGACCTGTTCAATTTGAGTAAAATCAATATCAATAAGATTAAAATCAAAATCCGTTACGAACAGGGCTTCTTCTGTCATCGTACCAAGATCAATATCGCTCCAAATAATTAATTTTGTCAAACGTCCACGCCTAACTTTATACACCCAATGCCCCATATTCGGCATCCGTAATCCAAAATGAGTTTGAATAATTGTATTAAGTTTCTCACTCTCTCTAGCGTTAGGCGGCATTGAAATAATACCAACATCCAATTTATTCGCTAATGCTTTTGCCCCAGCAAGAAGATTCTGATCTTTAATAAGAGCATTTTGTGCTTCACCATTAAGCTGTGATGCGGTAGCAATATGAATATCTAATTGTTGTGCAAGGGTTTTTAGTTCTGTCGAAAAAACTAACAGAAGCTGGTGTTCTTTTAAACCGCCCATCCTAGTTTTACTGGACACTTCTGACATCAAACGCATACTATTCCATATATAATCAAAATATATATATTCAACACGATATTCCCTATTATATTTTTTAATTATATTTTTTATATCGTCAATTGAAAAATCAGGAATATGGACAATATATATAGGTGAGGATTTAATATATTGAACGGCTTGTTTTACCCTGTCTAATTCCCCCTCTTTATATTCTCCATACAAAATATGTTCTTCATTTACTTTAGAAACGGTTGCAATAACTATAGTTTGAATTTCATCTACAGTCATTTCTGTCGTAATATATAATGTGGGTTCAGACAAACCAGTATATTTCCAATCTTTTGATTTACTATCATAATAATATGGTATCGAATCTTTTACTGCATCTCCTACAGCCATACGACTTTTCCCGAAACCTTGGGCTGAAGACCTCATATAAAGGCACCCTTTTCTTGCACCTCGTGTTACAGTGGTTAACCCATCATTATTCAATGGCATGCCGACATCAGGAATCTTCATGAAACTCTCAATCAAATCCATTGCATCATCAGCCGCCTGAATCTCAGTAGTTAACATATTGGTACAGTACCGAATCGTAGGAGTGATAACTAAATCCGTTTCTACCAAACCCACAATATCCTGTTCAGTGTAATTATCGAACTTCTCCATCTCTTTGGTCAAGTCTTCCACACCGACAGTTGGATCAAAAATCGTTTTAGTATTATACCCCTTTTTCTCATAATATCTGAGCAGAGAATACTTCCTGAGTCTGTGATAATAATAATCATAATTATCTAAACTGCTCAATTCTCTAGCATCAGCTAAATATTTCAATCCATCATTCGCTTGAAATATCTCATACTGTTCTTTATACGATGAAAGATATGAATCGATTGTAAACTCATCAATATCTTTAACCCCTTGCATATACGAGTTAAAGATAGCTACATAGATCAATTCATACAATGTTTCTGTATCGAAATCCGTCCTGTCCAAAGGTCGGTCAATATCATCAATCAAAGTGGGGTCGAGCATTAAACACCCAATCGTATTCAGAATTGCCCGTTTATCAGTTAGTGTTTCATACATTCGCATCTCCCCCAATAGATGTTATATCTATCTGTTTAATTTTCTTCTGTTTCGTGTCTATATAGACAGTTTTATGTTTATACATACCTTTAGTGTTAACATCTTTGTTCCTGTCCTCAACACCTTTAACAGCCTTATAATGAGCCTGTGCTTCAGTATAGTAATAAGGGACAAGACCAACGATATCTTCACCGAAGTCTTTTTCAAGAATGTTCCGCATGTAGGTAAGTGTAGCATACAGTCCTTGGAATGTAAAGGCATATTTTTTAATATAGTTTTCTGTAAGCGCATACACCTTAACCGGAAGTTCTGAAACGCCTATATTCTTTTTTAAATAATCATAATATAAATTCTTCTGAATATACTCTTCATCTGTAAGACCGTCTTTAAGTTCGACCTGCGCTTTAGGCTTTGCTCTGGTCTTCTTTTCTTCTGCTTTCTTCTGAACTTGTTCTTCCTTATCTACATGAATGGCCTTGGCAGCAGCACGGAAACATGTGATATGCGCATAGCGATTCTTATAAGGGATTGATTCATTATTATCTTCAATTGGAAGTCCACATAACACACATTTCCGCTTTCTGCCTTTAGCCATTACATTCTCCTTTTTAATTTAAATATGACAATCTACAATAGTTGCGACCCAATCAAACTCAGCCGTATCAATAAAGCGCTCTTTAAAATGAAGATCCCATTCAAGTTCATCGGCAGGATCACCATCTGTACAAGCCCACCAGCCCATTTGAGACGGCTCATGCCAAATACCATCTGGAGTTACAACCGCATGATAACAAGGGAGTTCCTGAGTTTTGATATATGTCTCTGCATCTTTAAAACGCTTTTTATAATATTCAGGGTTATAGAAGAAGTACTTATCCTTTTCTCCATCAGCGCCTTCAATATTCACATTCCACCATTTAATTATATCTTCTCTTTCTTTCGTGTCAAGAGGTTGCACCCATTTAACATGACGCACAAAAGCACTATTTGTATGATGAATATTCCCATATCCTGCACGAGCAGTTGGAATTATTGTCAGCGCATCACTAAAGCGACCGCCAACCTGATACCAATCCCACTTACTATGAGGATTATAAGTACTTAAAATATTGTTATCATCATCTACCATATTACCATACCATTCACATGCTTCTTGGAAGATTTCATCATCAGACATATCTTTACATGTATTCGGATATTCTTCTCGCATCTTATTAATAGCCTGAGTACGTGTATACTTAATATAAGGCTCTACTTCCAAATTCTCATTATAAGGCGCAAGCAGGTCTTCAACGAACTGGTCTTCTTCATGTAGAACTAATACTGCAAAATGACTCATTATGTACTCTCCTTTTTCTTGTTAATTCCATTTTCACAAATCTGCACTTCATTACCCATCTGCGCTGGTTGACCTACATATGGACAATTAATACAAGCTGGGTGTGAAGCACAGATTTGGAGCATTTGTTGAGCATAATTATTTTGTTGATTACCCATGATGTCTATATTGATTCCGTTTATATTCATAAGTATTACCTATTAAATGTGAAAAATATCTTTCAAATGAATTGTGGATATTCATTTGAAAGATATTGAATTAATTAATTATTATTACTATGAGCACTTAGATCTTGTTTTAATTTTTTCTAATGTCGAGTCTCTTAATTGATATCTATCAAATTCCAAAGCTTCCTCTACTGTATAATTACAACTATTTAATCTTGCTTTGGTTCTAAAATAGTCAAGATTAAGTTCATCGCACCATTGTGCAAGTGTTTGAGTACGTCCTTTATAAGTGAGAAGCTTATTGGTAGAAACATTATTAGCTTGCTCTGTAACAGTCGCCCATCTACAATTTGATGGTTCATAATTACCATTGCCATCAATTCGATCAATTGTTAAATCATCTTGATATCCATGTGACAATGCCCAATCTTTAAAAATAAACCAATCATACCACTCATCGCATACTTTAATTCCACGTCCACCATACAAGTCATAATGTATATTATATTTAGAATCGCATCTATTTCTCATAGCACCCCAAATACGATACAAGCGCTCATACTTAGGATTTGTACTATCGCCATTCCAACATCCAGTCTCTTTATTCCTCTGAGCGGTTAATTCTGATTGTAAACATCCACATGATTGAGTATTACCAGTACGCAGTAAAATTTGACTCACAATCACTTCATTCCCACAGTCACATTTACATCTTAATTTACGATCACTTTTTTCATCGCAACCCAAATCTTCTATTACGGTTAGCCGACCAAATTTTTGACCGACTAACCAAATACCATGACAGCGAACGCATCCCGATTGGTTCTTTCTTACATATTTTTTTAAATCGCATCCATGTTTAGTAGATAAATTCCCGCATTTACTACATTGGCAATTCCATGTCAACATTCTTTTATTATATTTAATTTTAGTTTTTTCTGTTTCTTCTTCATTTAATCCTAGAACTACTAAATCACCGAATTGTTTTCCTGTTAAATCTTCATATACACCCGGCTTACTCATTAAGCAAATCCTTCATATCTGAAAGAATAACTTCTACAGCTTCCTGCTGCTTAGGTGTGCAATTAGAAACCAATGCACCTTTGCCAAGAACATTTTCAACAATTTCAGTGATTTTTTCTTTAGAACCAAACTTCTCAACAATCTGAGCGCCAATTTCTCCGACTTCATTCATGACATCTTCAAAGTCTCGTTTTTCGGTTTCAAACATAGCATCACGCTCTTCTTTAGAAGTTGGTGTAATACCTTCAGCCTTAGCCTGTCGATCAATTGCATCATAATAAGCTTTTACAAGATTACCTGCTGTAAAATCCTCAATAATTGGATCAAAATATTCGTTTCTTGTTCTTGCAAAACATTCTGGTGTATCTACAAGTAACAGAGAAGAATGAATTGATTTTCCGGTATCAGGATCAGCCCCGTTGCTTTTTACATAGCCAATAATTTCACTATGATTAATAAGGATAGGAAGCATTCTCTTCGCATCGCCTACAGGGAAATTCTTTCCTGTATCATCTGTCATGGTATGAAGAATAAATACAACACAGAATCCAGAACCAATTACTTTAAGAATTTCTGACTCCCATTCTGCTTTCAGGTCACCCCATAAGCCATAACCACCATTACCTTCTTTAATTTTGTTAACACCTTCTGTATTAGCGACATATTTTTCACAATAGGAATAAAGAATTTCCATTTCATCAAGAACAAGAGTTTGAAAATTTTTATGTATCGTTTCAAAATTTTTGCGATTACAAAATACTTTTACAAAATCTTTAAACTCTTTCCATGAAAGAATAGGCTGAAAAGGAACATTATTAAGACCACTCAGTCCACTCTTACCAAAAGCAAGATAATATGGACGCTCCATTTTTGTTGCAACAGGTGTCTTTCCTAAACCGCCTCTACCATAAATCGTAATAACCAAACCATCAGTTGTTTTTTGAACCCTAGACATTTGAGGATTCATAAGATCGTCTAATGAAAATCCCATAATTATATATCTCCTTTATTGAATATTTGTCCCCAATAATATACATTATTAGGGACAAATTTAATTTTATTATATATCACATATCATATATTATTTATATCAGATATTAAGATTCAGCGTCCTACCATGCCTTGCACCGCTAGGTCTTGCATTATCCGCACCAGCACCAGTCTTCGACTTATTTTTACCCTCTTCAATCTCACGCTCACGCTCCTTAATAGCCGCCTGAATCGTTGCCATATCATAAGGAATATGATCCTTGTCTGTCTCTTCATCACCGTCATAAGGCTCAGAACCACCTGTCACAAGCAGCTCATTAATATAAGTCCTACGAACCTCTTTCTTAGGTTTACCGAAGGCTACAGGCTTCTCGATAGTCTCTTCAATGCTGTTGTTAATAATATCACCATAAAACTCAACTGTCTGACCGGGTTCATAAGTGGCTTCACATGCATCCGCAAGTTCCTCAGGCACAATCAGGTCAATAGGTTCAATTCCGTTATAAGTCGGCATCCAACCACTAATCTTGAGTCTACCAGTCTCACTCATTTCACCATCAGCATCCTTGCCCATTTCAGGTGTAATAGACTGAATAAACATTTCAACCTCAAATGTAGCGTCAGGTTCTACATCAGCTTTATTGCGAATCCTATTAAAGAAACTACCACGATAGCCAACAATCTCATTACCATTTTGTCCTCTATAAGGATTCAGCTGACCATTTGCACGAATTACATCCGCAGCATCATCACCTACATCAGCCACAGACTGGAATTCATTCATCACAGTAACCAGTCCTGCATAGGTTTTGTTCTCAGTTTTATCAGCCTTCTTCTCTTTAGAACGCACATTAAATGTGACAAAATTCTTATCACTAGTCTTCACCGTGACAGAACCCTCAATATGCTTCTCACCAGTCTTAGGGTCTGTCTTAATCTCAAGCTTCTTATCTGTCAGAAGTCCTACTGCTGTTGCCTTTGTCTTTGCCTGTCTCAGATTTGTTTCCATATTATTTTCTCCTTTGTTTTAATTATTAATTGTTTTCTGTTTTCATTTTATCAGCAAGCAGGATTGCATCAGCCATCATCTGAATTTTCTTCTGTCTGCGCTTCTCTGCACGCTTTTCTTTCTTACGCTGAATCTTTGCTTCAATCCGCTTCTCTTCTTCTTCAAATTCTTTACGAGCCTTTTCAAGTTGCTCATTCCTCTTCATTACTTTATGTGCATCCCTAATAGCTTTATTAAACATAGAGTTGCCAGTCTTTTCATCTCTGCTCATCAGTCGCTTAGTGATGCAAATACCAATACCAACATCCAGATTAAAGGCGTCATCTTTATCACAGACCGCTTTGGTTGAAGTACCGTCAGCAAATGTTACAATTACTACTTTGTTATTAATTGTTTTAACATCTGTGATTGCTGGTGTTACAAAAGCTACATTAAGAGGTACAATAATTGGTTCCCACTTATTTGCATCTAAATTCATAAACATCGTCTCATCACATGGCATAACAAACATTTTCGTCATCTCCTTTAATAAAATAATCTTTCATCATTGTTAATATCTTCTGTCCAATAAGTTTCATATTTAATTATT